GCTTATGGTTCACCAGTCGTAGGTGGGCAGGGTTGACGCACCCCTTGTTATGGCAGGTGTGGTCTAGGAGCCGCCCGGCAGGTATAGGGCCATTGACAAGCTCCCAGGAGATGCGATGCGCGGCCCGGTAGGTGCCGCTGACGCTCATGCGGCCATACCCGCCGTTGCCCCGCATGCTTGTCCATTCCCAACATTCGGGGCTCTTTTTTACTTTCGCCCAGAATCTTTCCGCTACGTCCTTCATGCCGCCAGCCCCAATGCCTTATCGGCCTTGCGGGTAGCTTCCTCTCCCGTGGGGTCGCTGTATTGGATGAAGCGGGCGAGCATCGGATCAAACAAGCCCTTCTTGAACTTGTTTGCGAGCTTGTCGGCGCGGGCGTCGGAGAGGTTTTCGCCGTTGTCCGTGGCGATGGTTTTGAGTGCCGCTGCTATGTCGTTCTTGGTTGCGGTGCGGTCTACGTAGCGAAAAAACACAGAGTTCTCCCTAGGTAACCCAAGTCTCGAAAGACAAGAGGGGATGATCTTTTTGGGGTTTAGGTCGGCTTTATGCGAAACCTATAAAGTGACTGCGCTAAGGCGGCACGGCTGGATAGTTATGCGGAGCGGAGGAGCCTGTCGATGTTTTGGCGCTGGTTCCTGGGCTTCTGCTGCACTGCGGGTGGTTCGGTGATGCTTTTGTATTGTTCCGGGGTGAAGCGGTAGAGCCTGCCTATTTTGGTGGCCTGCCACTTTCCGGCTTTGCACATGCGGTAGACGGTTTCAACCGAGACTCTGAGTTTGTCGGCTACTTCCGCTGCCGTCATGGTGTCTTCGGTGTCCATGGTTAGGCTGCGTCGTTGTCTACGGTTACGAGTTCGTCCATGCGGACGGGGAATCGGGTGACGGCGTTGGCGAGGAACTTGTCTCCGGGGCGGGATTTGCCGTTGCGGAGGCGGGAGAGGGTTCCGGCGTCGAGGCCGAGTTGTTCCGCGAATACCCCCCAGGGCTGTCCGTCGCGTAGCCGCTCTAGCGTGTCGTGGTTGATGCTGAGTCGTGCCATTTTCGTTTGAGACCCTTCTTGATTGCTGCGTCACAATTAGGTCTTGTGCAATCCCCAATTGCTTATGACACCAATGTAACTAGGTGCTTGCTCAAGAGCAACTCAAGATTGCGTGTTAACTTAACAAGAGCGGCTTGTTACAGCCCAAAAACGCCTAGAACACGCGGAAACTAGGTACTCAAAAAGTTTTTTCAACTACTTGGATTTGGGCGTGTCGTGTACTCGGATTGACTTGCAGCAACACCTGAGCTTGCGCGTGTCCTAGCAGAAGGGTGTGACATTCTTGCGTTGACGCATTGCGTGCGCGCAAGTTAACTTATGTTGTGCCTAACTCAAAACAGAACCTAAGCAGATGGTATGAGTACGTCCTCCGAGTAACACAGGGAATGACCGCCAAAGAGGTGGCAGACCGCGCCGGCTTTGACCAGTCCGCAATGACGCGCTGGAAGCAGGGAGCGAACGCGGATCCTAAGTTTGTCGTCCAGTTCGCCCGCGCATTCCGCCAGAACGTACTCCTGGCCCTCGCAGAAGCTGAACTCATCACGGACGAGGAAGCAGACCTGCATGAGGTGCGGACGGGCATTGCCGAGATCAGCACGCACCAGCTCCTGGAAGAGTTGGCGCGGCGCATAGATGACCGTCATGGCGTGCGGGTGAGTCCAGAGCACGACTAGGACCCTTGGTTCTGTGGGGGGTTGGGTGTAGTGAACAGGCGACTAAACAAAGAAGTAGCCCCTCCCGGCAGGATGCGCCGGGAGGGGCTACTTCGCTTATGGGCATGTTGACGCCGTCAACGAAACCAGTAGGGAGCGGTCATCTGCACACAAGTGGAGTCGTGTCAACTTCCGCTAGATTACGCGGTTTTCGCCTACATCTAGGCAAGTGGTTTGGGGGTTCAAATCCCCCATTCTCCGCAAGAAGTGCCCCTAGATCTAGCGGATCTAGGGGCTACTTTTTTGCCTTGTTGACGGGAGCCCCGTTTTTGTTGACAAGGACCCTCCCGTATTGCGCGGATGCAAGCTAGAATTGGACTATGGCCAGCATCCGAGAACGCGCAAAAGCAGACGGTTCCATCTCCTACGCCGTCCTGTGGCGAGACGCGGACACCGGAAAGCAGACCAGCTACAACTGCCAGTCCAAGGATGAGGCCCAGAGATTCAAGCGACTCATTGAGGCCAACGACAACTCTCTAAACGCAGTAGAGCGCATCCTGGAAAAGACAGTCATTGGTGGGCCAACCGTTGCGGAAAACATGCGCCGCCACGTCGAGATGCTGACACGCGCCGGGCCGGACCAGATCAAGCGCTACGGCAACGCCATCAACAACTACTTCAACGGCAGGCTAGGAAACATGCCAGTCGCGGCAGTGGAGCACGAAGACATCATTCAGTGGGTCAAAGACATGCAGCGCCAAACCTACAAGGGCAAACCGCTGTCAGCCAAGACCATCTCAAACCATCACGGGCTGCTCTCGGCATCCATGGAAACAGCGGTCAGGCTGCGGCGCCGGCACGACAACCCATGCAAGGGCGTGAAGCTGCCCAAGGATGAATCCATCCGGGAGAAAATGCACTTCATGACAGCCGCTGAGTCGTTGGCAGTGGTCATGGCACATCCCGTCCGCTATCAGCCGCTAATGGCCTTCCTGCGGGGCACTGGGGCGCGCTTCGGTGAGGCAACAGCCCTACTAGCCAGGGACTTCCAATTGGACGTTAGACAGCCAACAGTGCGGATTGACAAGGCATGGAAGCGGGACGAGAACGACAGGTTCTATGTAGGGCCGCCCAAGACGCCCAAGTCGCGCCGTACCATCAGCCTGTCCCCGTCGCTGGTGGCGATGATCCGGCCACTAGTGGAAGCCGTAAGGCCGGATGAGTTGGTGTTCACGACGACATACGGCGGTCCGGTCAGGCATTCAACGTTCTATGAGTTCTGGGACGCGGCGCTAGTGTCTCTCGGCTACCCTGCCACGGGCGGTGAACGGCCGCGGATCCACGACATGCGCCACACTCACGCCTCGTTGATGCTCGGCGCTGGGATGAGCCCTTTCGAACTGTCACGCAGGCTAGGGCATGAGAGCATCCAGACCACCATCGACCGGTACTCCCACCTCGTGCCCGACGCCCAGTTCCGCGCTGCCGAGTTCGCGGAGAAGGCACTAGAAGCTTAGCGGCCAACCCGCCGGCTACTCCCCCGCCATGCGGTCTTCTTGGCTGGCGGCTCCAGTTTTGCTGCAAGCTCCGCCTTCACTTTTTCAAGCTCGGCCACGGCTGAGTCTTTCGATTTCCGGCAGATCACTTTCCGCCGCCTCTTCCCGTCTAACCCAGCAGGCAGCTCCAGGGACGCGCACCACATCCCGTCAGCGCGTTGATAGACGCCGCCTTCTCCTTTTGGCCGGCGTTGTTTGGCTTGTTTTTTGCGGCGCGTCAGTTCGTCAAACTCTTCCAGCAGCCACGCGGATGGTTCTTCCCCACGCGCCTCTAGTTTCTTGAGTACGAGCCGGTCAGCGACCAGGTTCCGCTCATCCTCCGCCGTCCACCGCTCAGGCATCGGGGGTCCTAAGATGCGCAGCAGTTTCGCGCAACTCCATCGCGTTCCATCGACAAGTAGCGGCGTCCAGTGGAACATCGGACGGCCCCATGATTCGATCTGCAGCATCTTCAAACGCAACAGCTCGCAGGTGCGGGGCCGCAGCTTCGAGGGCTCTCTTTGCTTCGGCCCGCGTGTGGTCCTTGTACGGCTCATGCTCGGATTCCCAAGTGTCGCCTTCGTTGGACGGTGACCATAAAGCCCGCGCCGCCGCTTCTACCGCCTCGTCAGGGATCACTTGGAGGCCTCCAATGGCGCGTCAAGGACATTGGATATGGAGAGCATTTGGTCATCGAGTATCATCCATTGCTTTGCGTGTTCTTCGGCGCGGATGCTCTCTCCCGCAAGGATGGCATTGACGACGTGGCGGCTGATCATGTCCCGCTGTTGTTTGGCGCGTTCCCAGTCGTCGTGTGTTGGCTGCTCGCTCATTCTTCCCCCTTGTGTTGTTTGATGGAGTCGTGTAGCGCGGCCCGGATCATGCGTCACCTTTGAGCGCGGCGATCACGGCGCGGACGGTTGCCGTATGTAGGTCCCGTTCGTATCGCGTGAGTTCGTCAAACTCTTCGGCACCGTCAGCTATCGCGTTCCAGGATTCCCGTGCCGCCCGTTCGATTGCCGCGTCATCGAACATCACCGCATCAGACGCTGCGATGGCGGCTTGTCCTAGTCCAACCATGTGCTCTCTGGTTCGTTCGTCTAGTGCAAGCACGCCTTCAAAGTCCGCGCACCACGCTTCGGCGTAGGCTTCGGATGCCTTCGCGGCGGCTTCTACTCGTGCGTTCATTTGTTCCCCCATTTGTTGATGTAGTCGGCCAGCGCGGCCCGGATGATGTCGGATAGGTTTTCGCCGCGTGACCGGGCCAGGGACAGCGCTGAGTGCCACAAGGCGTCCGGGATGCGGACGGCACGGCGCGGGGTACCGTCAGACATCGGCGGGCTTCCTGTAGGGGTTGCGCTGGTCCGGCTCTTCATGCCCGTTTAGCTGGTAGGCTCCGTCGATCTCGCCCGCCTTGTAGCCCTCGTTCCAGGCGCTAAACTGCGCGGATTGGGTCAGGTGCGGGGCTGCGGCTTCGAGGGCCATACGTGCCTTGTGGCGCAGGAATGCGTCGTAAGTGGAGAAGTCATCCACCCAAACATCATCATGCTCGTTCACGTCCCACAGCTCTTTAGCCGCTGCCGTTATGGCCTCATCCGGGATCACTTCTGCCACCTGCCAACTACGCGCCCGCGTGCTTCCCAGAATTCCGGCTGCGCATACATGGCGACAATGAACTTTTGCGCGGCGTCACGCGAAGGCCAGCGGAGGCTTTCGGCCGGCGTCCCATCGTCGCCGTCGCTTGTCCTAAATACGGACCATTCCCATTCCAACTGCTGGTTCACAAAATCCCTTTCGCGTTTTCGGTTTGGTGGCGGGGGCTTATCGCCCCCGCCATTTCCAGCTAGTGCGGCTGGTCCGGGTGGTAGACCTTCCGAAGCTGGTCCAGCATGTAGACCGAGCAGCCCGCCGCCTGCGCCAGTTCGGCGCGGGTGCAGGTCCGGAGGGACCAGCGGACCAACTGGCCCACCGTCCAATCCCGGATGCCCGCATCCAGGTGGCGACGGATGCAAGCGCCGGACTGGGCCGTAGCCTCAGCCCGGCTCATGCCCAAGCCACCAGCGAGACGTTGCCGGTCCAGCCCTGCGCCTTCAGCGCCTCGCAGGGCGAGTAGGTTAGGGTCAGCTTGCCCGTCCGGCGATCCTTGCCGGGCTTGACCGTGACGGTCTGGGTGCCGCCGCACTTGCAGAACTCGACGGGGCACTTGACGGAAAGAACTTTGGGGGCCATGGTGGCCTCCTTTCTGGCCCGAAGGCCGGAGCGGGATTCCCCCGGTTGGGGAATCTCTCTGCTGTTCTTTCCGATGTACTAACTCTAGGGTGTCAGGACACCAGAGTCAAGCCCTTATGCCAATACTGTAGCCAATGCCAGCGTGCGCTAGCGTATGCAGGCCCTTCTGAGGTGGTCCCGCAAACCCCTAGATTCCGCGGATTTCCGCGCCAGAATGGAAGTAAATCGAATGGATTAAATGGTGACCGCACGACTCATAATCGTGAGGTCCCGGGATCGAGCCCCGGCACCGCTACGCGGTGGGAAGGCCCCTAGATCCCCGAGATCTAGGGGTTTTTCTATGTCTGGGGACGGTCAGTTGACGGGGCTGGGAAATAGCCAAACAAGCCTTGACTGTAGCCTAAGCGCCCTTGAATGCTCAGCACATCCCAGCCCACCACAGCACACGCCAGCGCAAAAAATAGCCCCACCCAACCGACGCGGACGTCAGCGGGTGGGGCTATTGATTTTTGGGGCAGGTTAGAACCGAATGCCGCGACCAACGATTGATAGTTCCTGTGCGATGCGCTGGTAGCCGCCCCGCAGGAAGTGCAACTGGTCCGCGCTGATGATGCGCTGATCCGCGTACACCGATTCGGGGGACGCTTCCACAACCCGTTCCAGGTCGATCACGCCCGTGATGCCGTAGGGCACGTTCCGGATCCAGGTGTTCAGCCGGCGCCGGTTCAGTTCATTGCCGGACACGATGTTTTCGCCCGACGTGTGCGCGTTCGCCAGCGCCGAGACGGTGAGCGTGTACGGGCCGGTACCGGAGGATGCCGAGACGGTTACCTGTTCCTGGTTCATGCCGGAGCCGATCAGGATTGCCACGTTGCCGGGGTTGAAGCTGGATGTGATCGACG